TTCTGGATTGTTTGTTCTCCACTTGGCGGCTTGCAGCCTAGACTTTTCTTTATTTCCACTTCGCCATTCTTTAGATTTCTCTATCGAGTATTTTTGTTTTTCATCAAAAACCTTTTTACTATACCACTTCATTCCGCCAACGTAGTTTGAATGATAAGCCCAAAACACCATGCCGTCCTCGCGGACATCACCTCGTTTGTGTTTTGTGATGGTTTCCATTTTATCGTTTACGATAATTTGTTCAAAATAGTCCTACGCTTATTGCATGAAGGACATATTTTAGCTTTCTGCTCAAGTTTAGTTTTCAAAACTTTGTCAGTTACCGCTGCAACTGTATGGATGGCTTGAGCGATCTTGTCTCCAAGTCCATCAACATACCAGCAACGATCACTTGGTTGCCGCTGGCAGATTTGATCTTCTACCATCGCTTCGATGTTAGCAGGAAGTTCGATGTTGTTTGAGCGATAGTCTTTCTCGATATTCTTGATCAAAGAATTCCATGTGCTACCATGAACGATTGCAGGAAACGTGAGTTTATCGCGCTTGATTTCAAACTTGAAATACCAGCCGCCGATTGGAGCGAGGTTTTTGTTTTTTAGTTTCATCTTGCTTTTGAAATGAAAATATATTTTCCTATTGATATGTCAAGAGTTTTTTCTTCAAACAAAGGTATTCGTCGTTACGGAATTCAATTTCCAGAAAACATGGATGATCTTGGCATTGAGTTATACTGCTACGCTATAAGTCGAGGACAATATGGTAGAACTTATTGTATTAGACAAAATATAAATATTTCAGATTTTAAACTACTTTCTCCGTCTGAACATTTTCTTAATGCAGTTAAACTTCAATGGCCGACTGAGGTTTCTATTTACAACCGAGGATATGCCAACACTCAGTTAATTAGAACATTAGATGAACTTTGCAGTAATGTTGATATTTGTTTAGCTGGAGCCGCTTCAATGGGAAAAAGTTTTCCAGTGGGTCTTTGGATTTACCTTGATTGGTGCGCTGCCCCGCATTGCACTTCATCTTGGGTAGCCACTACCACTTTGGGTGCATCCGAAGATCGTATCTGGGGTATCATCTCCAAACTTTATAAATGCGCTCGCGTTCAAATAGGTAAACTAATCGACTATCGTCATATGATTGTTTGGGGTGGAGCAACAAACGATGAGGAAAAGGAATACGATAATGCTATCAAAGCCCTCGCCTTCCCATCTGGTAATGAAGGTCAAAAAGCAGTTGATACCACCCGTGGTCGTAAGAATGATCGAATCCGTCTTGCACTTGATGAGTTGCCAGAAATGGAAATGGGCGCGATCACCTCAAAAGTTAACTTGGGTGCAAACGATGATGTTACCTTTATCGGTATCGGAAACCCATCTGCTGGTGATAATCCTCACACTCGTTGGGCTATGCCAAAAGGTTGTTCTAACTTTGATTCAGTAAACCCAGACATGGATAAGTGGGAGACTGAGACCGGAGTTTGCTTGTTTTACAATGGTATGCGTAGCCCAAACTTCGCCGCACCTGCTAATGAACCTTCTCCGTTTCCATTTCTCATGGATCGTAAGAAGCAGGAGATGATGCTCAAACTTTGTTATGGAGATGAGAATGCCATTGACTATGTTCGTAACGCTATTGGTTGGTGGCCGAAGACTGGATTTGCTCAGACTATTCTTACCGCTGACTTGATCCGTAATGCTGATACCAACGAAGAACCGCTATGGGATTCCGAGGGATTTACCAAGGTAGCTGGATTTGATACCGCATTTACAATCGGTGGAGATAGGTGTGTTCTTACCATAGCCAAACTTGGATTCGTTCGCGGCACTCGCAATCGTGTTATGTGGCTGGAAAGTCAGAAGGTAATTCAACTATCCGCTAATGCCGCTGCTGAGTTTGAAATCCAACTTGCTACTGAAGTTGTTCAGTTGTGCCGTGCGGCTGGCGTTCAGCCTTCTAAGTTTGGTATGGACGTGTCTGGTGATGGTGGTCGAGTTGGACAAGCTATCATTCGTGAGTGGCTACGCTTTGACGCTTCTGGAGCTGCTATCGCTCTTATCTCATCTATGGGTAAACCTACTGACCGAATCGCGGCAGAGGTTGATAAACGCCCGTGTAAGGATGTTTACGATAGGTTGGTATCTGAATACTACTACTCAGCTTATCATGCTTTCAAGAGTCGTGTTATCTTTGGGATTGACCCTGCTTCAGATTTGGCGCGGGAACTTTGCTTGCGCCGATACACGATCAAGTCCAAGAAGATTGCTATCGAGACTAAAGATGAGCTTAAAGGCAGAACAGGTTACTCGCCCGACTTAAGCGATAGTTTAATCTACGCTCTCGAAATGGCGCGGCGTAATGGACTTGTTTTTATCGGAAACGATAAACCAGTTCCAACTAACCGATTCTGGGCGCGTGACGAGGTATCAATTAATACCACTCAAGACGATGATTACGGGTCAGACGATAACGGAGATTGGTAAATACCACTGATTCGCATTGCTGGCTCAGTGGTCAAGCCTCTGTAGGTTTCCTGCCTCTGGCAGAGAACAAAGGGAGGCCGAGTTAACTCGGCATTATTGAAACTACCCCGAATATTTCCAGCATAGTTATCCTCTCAGCCGCCGACCATATAAAATTTAATACTGGGCCAAGGCGTTACTCTTGGTCATGGTTTCAGTGACGGCCCCATGTATTGCCGTTTGGCTCTTTTTGCCATATAAGGCGCGTAATTTATTGAGGAAGTTACGCTCACCGCATGACTCCATGCTTCCCAGTAAAGATCAATCTAAGATTCCTTCAAGTTCCAAAGTATTCGCTACTTCTTCTGGAACTACAATACGAATTATTTTCTCTCCGTCAAGATGTCCAAGAGTTTCATTTAGTCGGATGTCACTCTTCTTCACCCAACATTGATTGAACTTTTGACGAAAAAGAATCTTCTCTGGTGTATTGCTTACTTCAGTTCCCTCGCAGATGATGCGGGATTCAAACGTATTATTTGTAGTCATAAATTATATATCCATTCTCTCTTGCCCATGCTACATTGTTGTGCAGATAAGTGTGGCACGGGCGGCAAAGAGCCATGAAAGAGGACTTATCACACAGGAACTTACCCCTCCCTTTTTTGTGATGCAGGTCGCTTGCGGCTTGGTTGCATATTTCACACTGGTAGTTTTTCTCTTCAAAGTATTCTGCTTTGGCTTTTTCGTAGTCGGCATTTTTTATTCTTCGGGAGCTGGAGACTGCTCTGAGCTTTCCGCCTCGCTTTTTGAATCCTGTTTTTGCCTGTATGGGCGTTTTTCTTTGTAGCATAGGGCGATTACTTTTTCGACTTGTTCTTTTTTTAGGATACTCTTGGAGTTTACTTCAATCTGGTTGACCAGTGATCCTGTCACGCCGATCTTATCTCCAAGTTCACGGACAGTCAATTTTAGCAATCTCCTTGTTTCACGAAGCTGGCTGGCGAAAGTCTTTCGTCCAAGAGAACGGATCGTGCGTGATTGCTCGTAGGCACTCATGCAAGATTCATAAGCAGTTTCTAATGGATGTTTCATTTCCATGAAAAATAAACCAAGACTATTGACAAGTCAATACTTTTTTGATACTTTGGTTGCTTATGGATAACACTAACGAAATGAACAACAACGCAGAAAAATTGCTGATGGGAGTAAGGCAAACTGTCATGGTAACAAACCTATCTTTAGCCGCCGCGCTGGAGACTCCGTTCATGACTACCTACGAAAGTGATGAAGGCATTCTGGTTATGGCACTCAGAGCTAACAACACCGCGATCATGGCGGCAACTGCCAACGATAGTAATACTGTAATCAAGTCAGATATTGTAATCGCTAAAGAAGGTATTGGAGAACGCCGCTCGATCTTCCAATGTGAGACAGAAGAAGATGCCAGTCAAATTTGGGACTTACTCAACGACAAAATGTATGAGTGGTCGAAAGGTGAAGTTGAGCAGGTTGAAATGGACTGGTTATCGTAACCGATAAAAAAAGATGCTTGACATCGAACACAACCTATAGTAGTTTTCAGTCGTGCGAGAAATCGCACCTTCGGGGTAGGAGCCGAAGTGAATGAAAAGTCAGTAAATTAACAAAACAATATATGATCCCTTGTGGCATTGCAACTCCTTCGCGTCTGTTGCCGCACTTTTCCAGTGTCACAAGGGGTCGCCTTTTTCTAAAATGAAAAAATATGACGATTGTCCAATACGGACAA